AATAGTTTATCTACCGTATCTTGACGAAACACAACTAAGTCGATATCAGGATGAAACCTTTTAAAAGAGTTGATAAAAATATGCGTACCTATAGGGTAGAATAAATTATCATCTACGCACGTAAAGCAAACTTTCTTCATATTCTCCTTGCTAAAAAATGACTATTGGGATATTCGGTATATTTATAGCCAATTCTTTCTAAAATATCCTTTACCGGCTTTTCGTGATACTCACCAACAATTGTAAATATCTTATCTACCGGAAAATCTGGTGCTGCCAGTAGTGCTATTTCGTCACCTTCAACATCCAATTTTAAAACATCTATTGTTGCAATATTGTGCCCACCCATAAAATCCGCAAGTCCATCGGTTATTTTCTCTTTATAAAGTATTATTCCCGTCAATTCGTTGTCACGTATTGTTTTTTTAAAAAGATCAAGAAATTTTGGTTCCATGTCAATTGCATGAATAACTCTTGCTCTCGGATAAATCCATAAAGAAAACGCTCCGATATTGCAACCCAAATCCATCACTACTAAATCATCAAAAGCAAAACCATATTCGCCATGTTCTAAGACTTCCCAAATATATCTAGTAGTATCGCAATGGATTATCATTCTGGCTTATATTTCCTTGCATATGTATCAGTTTTCCTATGGCAAGAATTACATAAAATTCTACCGTTGTTTACGTCAAACCTCAGTTCAGGATAATAAGCAAAGGGCTTGATATGATCTACTTCTAATTGTGTTTCAGATTTACAAATCATACAAATTTTTCCGTTTGTACCAAATACCTCTTTTTTCCATTGCCTATACTCAAAAGAATTTCTAATTAACATATTTATGGGGGATATCCCACCCTTCCATAAGTAACTCTTACTCCCTTTATGCGAAATGCTTAAGTTCTTTCTATGCTCTTTCGAAAACTTTTTACCTAAATGCCTTTGTCTTATTTTTTCCTTTGCTTCATCCGTATGCATTATTCCTTTATGAGCAATACTAAGTTTCTTTTTAGTTTCCTCAGATGCCTTTCGTCCTAGCATCATTTTGCTATGATGTTCTTTTTCTTCTTTAGTCCTTGGAATGCCCTTATTCCAACCAGCTACAATATATCTCCAAGCTCTATAGCCTTTTTGACTCTCAGATATTTTTTTCTTAGTCTCTTCTGATGAGAGTCTATCTTTAATCCAAGGAACATTCCCCTTTTTATACTGACAAGGCTGTATTATCCCTTTTATAAACACCATACATAGTTATTATACTACGTTTTGAAGAATAATACGATTATTGCTGACGAATCGTATCTCCTCGCTTGATAGCCTAGCGTTTCCATCATGTATTTAACAAGGTTTTCCCAAGTTGCAAAGTGAAACTCAACCTCTATAGAATTTATCATCGGTGCTACTTTCCTAAAAGCGTCTGATCTGAGAATTAAATCTTCCGACCCTTCAACATCAAACTTACAAAAGTCTATTTTCTCGATGTTGTTTTCCTTAAAGAAAGTCTCAAAGTCTATAGTTTTAACCGTTTCGTTGCTAGTGTAGTTACCTTGCGAACTATCTTGAACTGCATAGCCTGTTGATTCTGCTTGTTTGCCGTGCATTAGCGAGTGCATGGTGCGGTTGCCCTCATTCTTAACTAAAGTCATTTCTCCGACTTTATCGGCCATTGCCATGTTGAAAATTTCTACATTGTCCCACTCGTTAAACTCTTTGTTTTTCGCAAGAGCCGCAAAGTGTTCCGCCGCAGGTTCAATTGCGTATATCTTCTTGCAGTACGGGCGCATATAAGCCGTTATAAGCCCTATGTTTGCCCCAACGTCCAAAACCGTCATATCTTTTTTCCCATTAAATATATCAACGTACACGCCTTCTAAGTAAGCCTCTTTGTAAATGTACGGAATGAAAAGCGAGTCGAAAGGAATATCCTTGTCGTCAACCTTAGTTGGATAAAATGTTGCTCCTAATTTAACTTTTGTCATGTCACCTCCTATCGTTTAAGCGAAATAAATGCCGGATTACCGACTTTAATAGTTGCTTGTACTATTCGTGCTACTTCCTTTTTGTCTTTGGGATAATACTCATCAATTTTCATACCATGTAAGAATTTTTGGGCTTGGGTGGCATCGTGGCTTATCCCGTCATCTTTATAGTCTTGATCCCGCCCGCTACCGATTAGAATTACGGGTATCTGCTCATGGCTTAAATAAAGTGATATTGTCTCTGCCGCCCTTAAATAGAAACTTGTTATCGTGTAGACGAAAACTATCTTGCCTTTTAAGGCTAAACCTACTGCAATATCCAACATCGCACTCTCACTTGCCCCGCAATTAACAAACCTTTGTGGAAAGTCTTTTTGTATCTGGTCAAACCCTCCGAAACCTAGATCACCCGTAAGTGCGAAGATGTCGGGGTTTTCTCCCATTTGTTTATGTAATTCCTGAAAGAAAGTCGGCCTCATCCTAATATCCCCTTACTTAATTCATCATGTTGTTCTTTAGTTAGCACCGCATAGTGTCCTTTAACCCCTTGCAAGTAGCCAGGCCACTCGAAAAGATCAGTCCTTACAACCAAAGACGGATAAAACATTTGCATACGCGTGTCTAGTATCTCGGTGTCGGACTTGCCTAGTGCTGTCGTGCCGTTGGCGTTACAAGTTACCCGTACGTTTTCCAGTCGTAATTCGCCTGCTATTCTTAACGCCTCCCAATTAGACCCCTCATTCATATCCCCGTCAGAAGTTAGGATATAAACATTAGTCTTTCTATCAGTTAGTGCCATTCCTACACCTATACCTATTCCGTGTCCTAAAGATCCGGTAGAAGCAAATATCTTGTCTTTGTCGTCACGGTTGGGGTGTGTGCCGTGTTTTAAGTAAAGTGCCTCAGCGTCTTTGAAGTAGACTTTCTCAAGTATCACTGCTAGGGCAAGGAAGCTGTGCCCGTTACTAAGGATAAAAGGCTCGTTCTCCTTTTTAATGAGGTAAATGTTGTTGATTATCATTAAGGCCGTCAAACAAGACGAGATGTGCGACAGTCCGTGTTTGTAACTTATGTCAAGTACACGCTTTTCAAGTTTTGAAATTGGTTTTATCTTAACCCCCTTGTTATTCGTGAGATTTGGGATGGATCAACATTAAACATATAAGCAATATTTTTTTGTGTATTACCCTCAGAATAAAGTTTTTCCAACTCTTTGGCTAAATATGTTATTGGGTCAACGTACTTCATAATCCTTCACCATCTCCTTTATGCTTGTTTCTAAATCTTTCTTAGCGAGCCACCCATATCGTCTTGCGCTAAAGTTACTAGATACCCAATTTTGTGAGTCGTAAGGCCGTAGTGCGGGGACTATGTTTACTTTTATTTTCTTTTTGGTTATCTTTTCGACTAAATCTAAGACTTGTTGGTTGGAATACTGCACACCGCTACCTAATTCAAACATCCCCCTTGCACTATTACTTGCTAGGGAAAGTACCCCGTCTACAACGTCACTAACGTCTATATAGTCGTGGGCGGGTTCTGGCACGAAGTTGATAGTTTCGCCCGTCTTGGCGGCTCTAATAAGCGTAGGGATAAGGTGTTGGGGTTGTTCGCCTACTCCTGTAACCGAGAATGGTCTTATGATACAAACCGGTACGTTGTACTTTTCCATGTAAGCTAAAAGTAATTCTTCTGCCGCCCGTTTGGTGCGGGAATAGAAGGTTTGTACCCTTAATTTAACCGAGGATGTAGAAAAGTAGACAAAACACTTAAAAGTAGGGGACGACTGGTTAAGTACGTAAATTAAGTCTGTTAGGTTAGCTTGGACTATCTTATCTGTTTCCGTTTGGTCGGATAAATTCCCGTAGGATGATAAATAATAGAAAAAGTCGTAAGACTTTAGTTTAGTCTTGGTGATTTTTTCGTGGGGAATAGAAGTTACATCGTCTAAGTGTTTGACTAAGTGTGAACCTATAAAGCCATTTTTCCCTGAAATATACGCTAACATAAACCTGAGTACCTAAAATCTATAATAAACGCTGGTTAGTTTTTTGTAAAGCCAAACAAATCGGGTTGATTATACTACACTTCTATTGTTTCCCACTCTACTTTTTTTGTTTCAATAAAATCAAACACCTTCTTTTCTGCTTTCCCCTCTACATAATCCCCTAAATACTGAACAAAAGGCTTGCTATCCAGCCAGCTTATATCCGTTTCTGAAAATTCGCCCTGAATAATAGCTTTAGTTTTGTCTAAATTCCATCGCCAGTGTATAACCTCATGGGGTAATCCTTTTTGCTTTCCACGCAAGATAGCCTGTTTGAAATTATCCTGGCTTTGCCCTGGAGGTGTGATAAGGTAATAACTGTTCATAAACACTCCCTGCAAAAAGACTTTTCCCGATTGTATCCTCTGTACTCTAATTTACTGCTACACTTAGGGCAGTATACTCCCCAAATTTTACCGATTAGTTTCTTTAATAATTTCATATTTAGTTTGGTAATCTACTCATAAATTCCCCATTCTTTATTTCTGTTCCAGATAATCTTAATAAATTAAAACCACACTTGGTAAGATAAGCATTTTCAGCTTTATCTTTTTTTTGGGCTTTATCCGAACTATGCCAATATTCACCATCCGCCTCAATAACTAAGTTAAGACTAGGAATATAAGCATCTACCACAAACTTGCCATTTATTAGCTTCTGTTTCTCAAATAGAATACCCCTTGCTTTAAGTTCCTCATAAATCTTTTTCTCTATAGAGGTAGGTTCATTCATATGAGTTACTTTATAAGTACCCATTATACCTATTTCTTTCAATCTCTTTTTCTCTTCTGGACTTGTATTACTCCCTTTACAGTTTCTTGAACAATATTTAGCTTTAAATTGTCTTCTCACAGGTACTTCAAATTCTTTATCACAGTTTGCACAAATCATTACTATTGGTTCTTTTTTATTCCACGCTGGTTTTCCAATATGACTAAGGCTTATTTTTCTTTTAGTTTCTTCAGTATGTTTTTTCCCCTGCATTGGAGAGATTTTTCCCTTGCAAGCCTCCTTCATTCTTTGTTTGGTTTCTTCTGTATGTTTTCCACCTTTTCTTGAAGTAGAATAGCCAAATACTCCTTTATTCCAAGGCGTTTGACCTATACGGGCTAAACTCATATTTTCTCTGTGTTTGTCTGTTCTTGTGTAAATTCCTACTGGCATATATTTATATTATACATTAAATTACATTTGCAATTCTGGCGAGTTTAAGTATTTCTGTAGCGGTCATTAAACGATTAACCACAAATTTGTGTTGTAAAAGACTATCAAAGAAGTTACTGTATGTTCCCGCCCCAGTGTATCCACACCCTATTAAAGGAACTTGATTAGGGTCAGTATCTGCAAAGGCGGTTCCAGCAAAAGTTGAATCTCCTGTAGCAGCCGTATCTACACCATTTACGAAAATTTTCATAGCGTCATCTTCTATATCTACGGTAGCAACCACAGAATACCAACCATCAGCGTAAGCATCTGGAGTAACTACTATACGTGCTGTATCTGCTGCCGCACCAGTTCTTGCAACTAAATCAAACTTTTCAGTTGACAACAGTCTCAATGATAGTCTTGAACTATCACCACTATCATTAACCAATTCCTGATAAATTCTTCTGTCGACAATACCCGCTTTTACATTTACTAATGCACCAATCGAACAAGCTGCTAAATTTTTAACCGTGTTTCCATTTTGTAAATCAATCCTGTCATTCACCCCATCAAAACTATATGCCCTACCTACTTTACCTGCCACTCCTACTGTTGCACCTGAGGTTGTGCCGTCTAATGTCCCTAGTGTAGTTGGGGCTCTATTTGTTGCAACCGTCCCACTAGTTTCGTTTAGAGGATAATAAGCGACAAGACCAGACAATGACTTAATATAAGTTTGAAGGCCTAGTATTACATCTTGAACAGTCAAATTATTTTCTATTGCAATGTTTAGTAATTCTTGCTCTGAATATGCAGTCGCCCCTCCAGTTAACGAAACCATCTGCCCTACATTTTCGTATAAAATTGCTTGTGCTGATTGTATTGTTTTAACGTCATTACCTTTTTTAATATTCAAAACTTCTTGTAAAGAAAAAGTTGTTTTAGCGTTACCCGCTACTAAATTAGCAATCTCTTGCGAGGAATGAAAAGTGGCAAGAGTACCATATAACTCGTTTAAAACGTTTTGTTCTGTCTTGTCTGTTTTTGCCATAACTATTATTTTATATTATACACGATTGTTTTCATTGCTAAACTTTCTCATGTTGTACTTTAAATCGTCGGTATCAATAAGGAATTTGATATGCGAGGTTAGTATGCCTATTTTCACTACCGGTCTTTCTTCGTTTTTAATATCAAGTATCTTTTCCATCTTTTTAAGCTCACTCTTAATAGTGTCTACATTATTTGCTAGTGTCCCGTCATGTATCTTGCCGTTAAAGTAAACGTCAATTAAGCCTACTTCCTGCGAAAATACATCCTCCCACTTGTCGCCTAAGTTAAAGTAGTCAACCGCCAGTGGGTGGCCGTGTTGCGTCTGATAGTCAAGAAACGGTACTTCGACTGTATCTGTACTGACTATTGGTAGACTACTAGGGGTTTTTGACACGGGGTTATGCTCCGCAACTGTCTGCGGATCAACCTTTGTCCTGAATACCGTACTAGAACTGTTTTCCATTTTCTTTCTCTTGTTTAATTAAAAGTAACTTGTTTTCATAATACTTCCTTGCCCTATGATCCCCTGATCTTATCGTTTGTATCAACTTATCCCTAAACTCTCTACTTGCACCGCTTTGGTGGATGATGTCACTCATTATCTTTTCAAGTTCATCCCTAAAGCGTTTTTGTGGTTCTTTCTTCCACTCAACGTAAAGCTCTTCTAAGTCGTATTTTCTACTATAATCTAAATTTGGCATATATTCCTTAAAGTAGTTAGGGCGGCGGTTTGATGCACCGCCCGTCCTACAATTTCTAACAACTAGTAAAACTAGCGGTCAGACTCTCGCGAATCGGGCACTAATTACCCAAGACGAGCGCAAAACCTTAACTGCGTACGCTCCTGCCCATGAAACGAAAGTTGCTCGTCCTGCTGGGGAACCTGAGTCAACTGCGTTAGGGAGGATGTAGAGTTTAGGCGTGTCCTTTTCAAGGTCATAGACTCCAAAACCATTTGATCCATGAACAAAGGTGTAGAACCTTGCTACACCCGAAGCTGCTGTTGAGGCTGCTTCTGTGTTCGACAAAAAGTCTTTGTTTAAGAGCCAACGTACTTGGTAAAGCTCACCCATTTCTCCTTTGTAAAGATTCTTTACATCAGAATATGTTTTTGCGTTTACCCATACCGTGTCGCCCAAAAGTCTGTACTTTGAAATCGGGTCTGTCTTACCTAGATAGAATCCATCAGGGTATGCCATAGCCTTGTTAAGTTCAAGGGTCTGTACCATTTGTCTGATGTTACACGCGTCCAATACATCACCTGCTGTGAATGAGTGGACGGTTTTATCGTTTCCGTAGTAAGTCGTACCGTTAACTAGTTCTGAACGAACTAATCTGTTCAAGGTTTCACCCATGTTTTGTCCAACCAACTCAATTTTCTCTTTCATACCAGAGTCAATTGATATCAACGTCAATAGCTTTGAGTGAACGGTTGTTAAACCATACTCAGACAAAGTCATTGCGATAGTTGATGCGTTAATTACACAAGTAGACGGGTTTGAAGCCTCTCCCAAAGGATCGGTGAGAATTGTCAAAGGATTGTACTGTGTGAAGTTTACAGTACGTCCTGACGCATCTGGATGCGTTCTTATCTGCCCACCTTCTTTTAAAACTAATTCGTATTCCGCACGAGCTAGAAACACCTTTTCGTAGTAGGTTTGAACCTCCTGCGCTAAAGTGCTTGTAAGCCCTGGGTTAGTTACCGACGTTATACCGCTTCCTGTTACTGCCATATTATTTACAACACCATCCTTTCCGGACTAGATGTCCAAGTGCAAAGTTCACCTCAAACGCAACTAAGCCTGTACCATTCCTAATTCCTCTTCTAGTTCTGCGATAGACTTCTCGGCTGCCGGTTTCTCATCTTTGCGGTAAGAAGTTGGTCGTTGAGCGGCTTGCGATACTTGCTTTGCAATATTCTCGTTAGCCTCTCCAACTTCCTTTGCTATTGCCCCTTTATAAGGCTTCATCAGCTTGGCCACAATTCCTTTTACTGACGCGCTGTAAGGGTTAGATTTGACTCCTGCCTCTACAGCATCGGTTATAGCATCGGATAAATCCCTATCAAAGGAATCATTATCAGGATCAAGCTCTGGGTACTTCTTCAGGACTTCACTAGTTTCGTTGTTTATCCTGGTTATTGCCTGCGTCTGCTTCTGGCTTATTGTAGCCATTGCTTGCGCTTGCTGGAGAATTCTCTGCTCCCGATCTGTTTGTCTTTTATTCAGTTCGTTA